AGAATATTATTTATGGAAGATTGGGAGAAAAACCCTGATAACTACCTTACAGACGAGGAAGGTGAGTTCGTCCTAAAGAAGGATGGAACTCCTAGACGCAAAGGTGGTAGACCTAAGGGTGCAAAAGGTAGGGGCTATAACTACCATTCAGAGACAAAAGCAAAGATACAGGCAAGGCGCACTGTACGCAAGAAAGAAAAAGAAACGGAACGTACAAGAGTTAAACTCTCAAATCAAAGAGATAAGCTCAAAGCCTCTAAAGAAACTTTAGAAAAGCTAGATAAAGATAATAAGAATAAGATAATAACAGAAGATGTCCTGTCCAAGGTTCCTAAGTCTTTGCGGGAAGAAGCTAACGACAATGTTATCTTCAAGCCTAACCAAGGGCCACAGACAGACTTCCTAGCAGCCCCTCAGAGGGACGTTCTGTACGGAGGAGCAGCAGGTGGGGGTAAGTCCTATGCTATGCTGATAGATCCTCTTAGATACGCTCACAGACCCGCTCATAGGGCCTTGATACTTAGACGGTCGATGCCAGAGCTTAGAGAGCTAATAGACAAGTCTAGAGAGCTGTATCCACAAGCATTCCCCGGATGTAAATACCGGGAAGTTGAAAAGCTTTGGAACTTCCCCAGCGGGGCTAAGGTGGAGTTTGGATTCTTGGAACGAGATGCAGATGTCTATCGTTATCAAGGTCAAGCATATAGTTGGATAGGATTTGATGAGATTACCCACTTACCTACGGAATTTGGGTGGAATTATCTGGCTTCACGATTACGTACTACTGATCCAGATATTATACCTTATATGCGCTGCACCGCTAATCCCGGTGGTGTGGGAGCGCATTGGGTAAAGAAACGATATATATTACCTTCACCGCCTAATGAATCTTTTACAGGCGAGGATGGTCTAACAAGAAAGTTTATACCTGCTAGATTAGATGATAATCCCTATCTGGCTAAAGATGGACGCTACGAGGAGATGCTTAAAGCTCTCCCTCATATTCAACGCCGACAGTTACTAGAAGGTAACTGGGAAATTGCAGAAGGTGCCGCATTCACAGAGTTTGATACAGAATCTCATATAGTTACACCTTTTGAAATCCCAATAGGATGGGAACGAATAAAAGGTATTGATTATGGTTATGCGTCTGAAAGTGCTTGTATCTGGGGATGTGTTGATCCATCAGACGGTACTTTAATTATATATAGAGAGTTATACCGTAAAGGACTTACGGGTGTAGATCTTGGGCATCTTATCGCAGAGATGGAGATCCAAGATCCTTTTGCTGTACCCGGTGTTTTAGATACAGCAGCGTGGGCCAAGACAGGTTCTACAGGCCCTACAGTAGGGGAAGCTCTAATAAGAATAGGACATAAGCTAAGGAGAGCTGATAAAAATCGTATACAAGGAAAAATACAAATTCACGAATACTTAAAGTTACAGCAAAGCGGAAGGCCACGATTGCAAATTTTTAATACTTGCCCTAATCTGATACGCGAACTTCAAAGTATTCCTTTAGATAGAAGTAATCCAGAAGATGTGGATACTCATGCATCGGATCACGCATATGATGCGCTTAGATATTTAATTATGTCTAGACCTAAAATTGCTGATCCTTTATCTAGAATAAGAGACATGCATAGGGCGCAAGCGTTTACTCCACTGGATTCGGAGTTTGGGTACTAATTATGAAAAGACAAAAGTACAGTAATGGTTCATCTGTTGTAGTTTCTAAAAACTTTAAAAGTATAGGCGATACAAATACAAATATTTCGTCTTCTTTTTCTGGTAATAGAAAAAATTTAAATAGATCAGTAAATGTTAATCTATCATCTCCTAGTAATAAAATTAATATAGGAGCTTCTAAAAATTTAAATAATAATAATACTTCTGTATTTGGAAGTTATCGCCCTAATAAAAATACAGAAATAAAATATCGACAGAATGGAAAAAATCGTTCTTTAACATTTATAAGAAGATTTTAGGTAATAGTATGGCTGATGAAAACCCAAAAACAGAAAGCGCAAATAGTGTTTACTTTCAAGATGTGGAAGGCGAACAAGGTAAAAATATTGACCTTGAAAATGTTGTTCATAATCAGTTTGTAGGTATTATTACAGATCGTTATCTGTCAGCTAAGATGGCTAGAGATCATGATGAGAAGAGATGGATTACTGCTTATCATAATTATCGTGGTCTTTATGCAAAACATTATAGATTCAGAGAATCAGAAAAATCTAGAGTATTTGTAAAAGTAACTAAGACTAAAGTACTTGCCGCTTTTGGTCAGCTAGTTGATGTGGTCTTTGGTTCCAATAAACTCCCAATTGGAATATCTGAAACAAAGATGCCGGAAGGTGTAGCCGAATATGCTCACCTAGATACGCAGAACCCTGTTCCAAGCATCGAAACTAGCTTACCTACCCCGGAGCCTGAAACATCAAATCCTTACAATGTAGGGTATACAGGTGACGATAAAGAAGTCTTAAATGCCGGGGAAACCTATACTAAAGGACAGACTGAAGATATTGATGCTGTCCTAAAAGATTCGTTGATAGACGGTGCTTCTGCAATACCTCAGTTCTATCAAACTAAACCAGCAACAGAATCTGCTAGACGCATGGAAAAAATTATCCATGATCAGATAGAAGAGTCAAAAGGATCTAGCGAAATACGGAATGCCTTGTTTGAATGTTCTATGTTTGGAACAGGAATCATTAAAGGCCCATTTAACTTTAATAAAACTCTGAATCGCTGGAAAGAGAATGCAGAAGGCGATAGAGAATACGATCCTGTAGATGTTCGTGTTCCTCGTATTGAGTTTGTAAGTATATGGGATTTCTTTCCTGATCCGAATGCTACTAATATGGATGAATGTGAGTACGCCTTTCATCGCCATAAAATGAACAGATCACAGATACGCGCCTTAGCTCGTATGCCTTACTTTGACAAGGAAGCTATTCGTACTGCTCTACGTATGGGGCCTAACTATGAGGCTGATCACTATGAGCATGAACTTAAAGACGATGCACGAACAGAAGAATATGGAGCTGGTCAGTACGAAGTAATTGAATACTGGGGCATCATGGATTCTGAGTATGCCAAGGAAGCAGGAGTAGAGCTTCCAGAAGGTACTGATGAGTTAGACGAAGTACAGATAAACGCTTGGATTTGTAATGGTAATATTTTAAGGGCAGTAGTAAATCCCTTTTCACCATACCGTATTCCGTACAACGCCTTTCCATATGAAAGAAACCCCTATAGCTTTTTTGGCATAGGCGTAGCTGAAAACATGGATGACTCACAAAAGATTATGAATGGTCATGCACGTATGGCTATAGACAACTTAGCGTTGTCAGGTTCATTAGTCTTTGATGTGGATGAGTCTGCTCTTGTAGGCGGTCAAAGCATGGAGATCTTTCCCGGTAAAATATTCAAACGCCAAGCAGGTGTTCCGGGGCAAGCCATTAATGGAGTGAAGTTTCCTAATACATCAAATGAAAACATGATGATGTTTGATCGTTTCCGTCAACTTGCAGATGAGCAGACAGGAATACCAAGCTACTCACATGGGCAAACAGGCGTTCAAAGCATGACCCGTACCGCTTCTGGTATGTCAATGCTTTTAGGTGCTGCCTCACTTAATATTAAAACAGTAATAAAAAATCTAGATGATTTCCTTTTACGTCCTCTTGGTGAAGCTTACTATCAGTGGAATATGCAGTTCTTGGAAAAGAAACTGAATATAGAAGGAGATCTAGAAGTAAAAGCTACAGGCACTAATAGCCTGATGCAAAAAGAAGTACGTAGTCAACGCTTGACAATGTTCCTACAAACAGCACAGAATCCTTCCATTGCACCTTTTATTAAAATCAACAAGCTAATCAGCGAACTGGCTTATTCTCTGGAACTTGATCCAGATGAATTGTTAAATGATCCAGAAGAAGCGGCTGTTATAGCTAAAATTATAGGATTACAAAATGCTGGACAAAGCAATAGTCAGGAAGCTCAAGCCAATAATCAACAACCCGGAGACATGGGAGGCCCTGAAGGAGTACCTCCAGAAGGCCAAGATGTCGGAGCTACGGGTACTGGCGGTGGCAACATCGGAACTGGAAGTGTACCGCAGTCAGGGGAGAGTGAGTTCTCTGGAACGTCTAGAGAGATTGAAGGATAACGTAAATGCCTACGAAGAAGTCGAGAGTTAATGAGGCTGGTAACTATACTAAGCCTACAATGCGTAAGAACCTTTTTAATAAAATTAAAGGCGCAGGAAAAGGCGGTAAGCCCGGTCAGTGGTCAGCGCGTAAAGCTCAGATGCTTGCAAAAGAATATAAAGCTAAAGGCGGTGGTTACAAGTAAATGAAAAAGTCTCAGAAGTCTTTAAAAGATTGGACAGACCAAGAGTGGACTACCAAAAGTGGTAAACCTTCTACTCAAGGGTCTAAGGCTACGGGAGAAAGGTATCTACCGAAAAAAGCTATAGCTGCTATGTCTGATTCTGAGTATGCCGCAAGCTCTAGAAAAAAGAGAGAAGATACAAAGAAAGGTAAACAATTCTCTAAACAACCCAAGAAAGCTGCTAAAACAGCACGTAGATTTAGGAACACTGGTGGAATTATGAATGGACAATCTTCAATGTTAGCTCCTGTAGAGCGTCAAGCTTATGCGGGTGGTGCGTTAGTAAAAACATTATTAAAACTAATAAGACCTCTAACAAAAGAGCAACAAGCCACCAGAAAAGCTAGTGCGGCTCAAGCTAGTGTAATAAAAGATAAAACTGCTATCGGAGCAGGGGCAGCAGTGGTAGCAGGGGGTATTGGCTACAATATTAATTCTCCAGAAGGGTCAAGGCTAATTGAAGCTGCAAATGCTGGCGAAATAGAAATAGAAATAAAAAATATAGATCAAAGAACTAATCCAAAAGATTTTCCTACTTATGCTAAGAATACTGATTCTGCAGCAGCATTTAGAGAAGCATTTAAAAACGCAAGAGAAGCAAGAGCAGATACTTTTGAATTTGAAGGTCGTACTTATCTAGCTGATTTACCAGTAAAAAGAGAAAATAAAGCAGCAGGTGGATTGATGGCAGCGGCGCGTAAGATGATTAAAATGAATGAAGGTGGATCTATGATGGTTCCTACAGAAGGAATGCCTGTAGACACTTATCCTAATATACCACCTGAAGAAATGGCAGAAGCTCAAGCTTCTCAACTCCCTGATGGGGAAATGGAGCAAGACTATTTTTCATATGTAATTAATGAAACCCTTGATCCAACTGAACAAGAATATTTAAAGAATGCTTTAGAAGCAGATCCACAGCTTGTATCTATTATAAGTAAAGTTGTGATGACTGCTTCTGAGTTTTCTGGGGCTGGAGAAGTTGAAGGCCCCGGAACTGGTGTATCAGATTCAATACCCGCTAGATTATCTGACGGTGAGTTTGTGATGACCAGAAAAGCCACTGATCAAATAGGTGCTGACAACCTCCAAGTTATGATGGATGAGGCTGAACGTGCTTATGATGGTGGCTTAATGAGTCGGCCTGACAGCTTGCAAACAACATCTAAGAGTAATGAAGATATTATTCAACAACAGATGGCTGCTGCAAGTAAGATGCCGAGTGTACGTTAATACGGCTACCTTGAAGTAACAAGCCCCTATCAGTTTGACGAAACATTTAAGATAGGCTACCTTGCAGACAACAAGCCCCGTTTGGAGAAGTAACATGACTGTAGCAGAAAAAATTGAAGAAGAAGCAAATCCTTATAATGCAAAGAAAGATTGGCATGAGGGGGCGCAAGCTCCTCAAACTAAAAGTGCTGATGGACTATTCTTTGAACCACCTAAAGCTAAGGCCACCTCCAGCAAAGAAGCTGAAGCCCCTACTAAAGAAGCTAAAGATGTTAATTATAAGAAACGCTATGATGATTTAAAGAAGCATTACGATACAAAAGTTTCTGAATTTAAGCAGCGCGAGAATGAATTGGTAGCTGAAGCACAGATAAATGCTCCCCCATATCAAACTCCAAAGTCTGCCGAAGAGTTAGAAACTTTTAGGAAAAAGAATCCTGACTTGTATGACACAGTTGAATCTGTAGCACATCTTCAGAATGAACAGCAGTTGGCAGATATACGCCAAGAGTTGGTTTCACTGAAGCAACGTGAAGCTGATATTGCTAGGAAAGAGGCCGAAGCCGAGATGCGTAATAAACATCCTGACTTTGAAGACTTACGTGGTGATACTCAATTTCATGAGTGGGCTAAAGAGCAGCCTGATCAAATACAAGATTGGATTTATAATAATCCTAATAATGCCTCATTAGCTGTCAAAGCTATTGATTTGTATAAGCTTGAAAAAGGAATTAATTCTACTCAGTCAACCAAAAGGAAGTCCATAACTCAAGGAAGTGCTGCTGATATGGTTTCAACTAAAACGAAATCTGTGGATGCTAAACAACCTAGAATATGGACTGAACGGGAAATCGCTCGTATGTCCGTAGCTGATTATGATAAATATGAAGAAGATATTAATCAAGCAATTAGTGAAGGACGAGTGACTAAATAATTTGTCTTTTATTGAGGTAATTAAAAATGGCTTATAACCAATCCGATCAATTTTTTGAACAAAGCACAGACACCAATGGTAACTTTGGAAACTCTGTATCAGGTCAGACCAATTCATACTTTCTACCTGCTATTTATAGCAAGTCAGTACTGAATTTCTTTCGCAAGTCATCTGTAGCAGAAGCTATTACTAATACAGATTACGCAGGAGAGATTTCCGCTTATGGAGATTCTGTAAAAATCATCAAAGAACCAACCATTACTGTTTATCAGTATGAGCGTGGTGCAGATGTAACGTCAACTAAATTGACTGACCAAGAAGTAAACTTGGTTGTCGATACAGCAAATGCTTTCAAGTTCATCGTAGATGATATTGAGAGTAATATGTCTCACGTGAACTTCCGTGAAGTAGCTGCTTCTTCTGCAGCATACTCTTTGCGCGATGCGTTTGACGAAGGCGTTATTGCTGCTATGTTCGCAGGAACTTCTGCTGCTAGTCCAAACCACATCTTAGGTTCAGACAACGCAACTGATCTTGCTGAAGGTACTTTTGATGGTACGGGTAATCTTGATATTGGCTATGCTGCTAGTGAGCATGATCCAATTGACGTTCTTTCACACATGGCCCGTCTTCTTGACGAGCAAAATGTTCCTGAAGAAGGTCGTTGGTTCCTTGCTAATCCAGAGTTCTATGAGCAGCTAGTGAAGAGTTCTTCCAAGCTAATCAGCGTTGACTTTAACGCAGGTCAAGGCTCAATCCGTAACGGTCTGGTATCATCTGGTAAGCTACGTGGATTTGATATGTACAAGAGCAACAACATTGCTTCGACTACTAATGCCGCAGGTAAGTGTATTGCCGGTCACATGTCTTCTACATGTACTGCTCAAACCATCGTTAATACTGAAGTAATTCGTGATCCAAGCAGCTTTGGTGACATCGTGCGTGGCCTCCATGTTTATGGAGCCAAGGTACTGCGTCCAGAAGCTCTGGTATCCGCATTCTACGGTATCGACTAATATTATCGGGGGTCTGAAATATGGCCCCCTTTAATTTATGGAGATTATAAGTGCCTCAAATTGGAAGCGAACAAAACCCACTAAGATTTAATGTCGATAAGAAAATAAAAATTCGTTCTAAATATTATAGGAACGAAGATAAAAAAAAGGCTGATGCTAACTACGACAAAATTTTTAGGAATCCTAATAATCCTGTAAATCATAAGTAGGAGAAGTAATATGATGTATGGTGATAAAAAGAAAATGATGAGTGGCGGTAGAATGAAATACGGTCATGGCAGTAAAGTTAAGAAAGATGGTAATAAAGCAGCGCGTGGAGAGTATAGCAAAGGCGGTTCTGTAGCCAATTCTATGCAAACTGCGAAGCCTTGTTAACATGAAAGTTCAAGCTCCCCAAGGTTATCATTGGATGAAGAATGGTAAATCTTTCAAACTAATGAAAGATCCTAAAGATGGTTATAAAAAACATACAGGATCTTCAAAGTCTGCAAACTTTGATATTCAAAAGGTGCATAAAAAATAATGGCTAAAACTTTTTTGCAGCTCACAAATGAATTATTGCGAGAGTTAAATGAAGTAGTATTAA